CAAAACAAGCTTTGACAGATATTGAAAAGAAAGAAGAAGGACTAAGACCTAAAACTGAAAAAAGATTCCTTGATGAATATATGAATTCTAAGCGTTTCTATGATAACACTGGAAACAAGAATTATAAGAATATGTTGACGGGTGAAAGACCTGACAAAAAGACATGGGATGAAGCACAGGCGTATGCTGATAAGAAGATGGCAGACAACAACCTGATGAAACAAGGCAATCAAGTACCAGGTCAAAGAAATGCAACCTACGATCCAAGAAGGTTGGACACACAGATGCCAAAGGTACCTGAACCAACTATTGTTACTCCACCAGTTGTGAATCAACCACCAAAGAGTGAAGTATTGAATACTGTAACTAAAGAGAATGTTTCTTTGAATTTACCAAGCAATACCACAGACAAAGCATTACAAGATGCATCGGTAAATAAGGTAATTAATACACCACAAAGAAGTGGTTCTAAAAAGATTCCTATACCTTCTGTTAGGAACTTGGAGGACTCATTCCAACGAATGATAATTAACTCCACAAGAGTAGTCTAAGCAATAAAAAACCCCGCACTAGGCGGGGTCCAAACTAAGTTCTGAGAAAGGAGCTTTAGTTTATTCTTCGGCTAACTTCGCAAAGTATGCCATATCGTCATCATCTTCTGATGCAAGGTCAGGTTCTGCAACTGTTTTCTTAGGTGCAGCCTTCAATTGTTCGACTGTTGTTTTTGCAGCAGGAGCATCACCATTCAAGCCAAGAACCTTTTCCAAACGGTCTTTCAAAGCATCATATGATTTGAATTCTTTGTCAGCAACCAACTCAGCCAAAGAGTTTTCAGACTTCCAAATCTTTTCAAGTTCCGCATCATCGTCAGACAATGGTGATGGAGACATGAATTCAGACTTATCATAGTTCTGATAACCTGCAACTTTAGTAATCTTCAACTTGAAGTTAGCACCTTTCCACAAATCAAATGGATTGATTGGTGTTTCATCTTCAAACTGAGGGTTCATTGCCTCTGTAATCTTCTCAAAAATCTTGGCACCGAACTTGAACAATTTAACTTGTCCTTCGTTCTCTGGATGCTTAGGATCAGAAACGATATACACATTACAGATATAGTTTAGTTTACGCTTTTGTTTGCGTACAATATCTTTGTTTGCTTCAATGCCAGAGTTCCACAATTTGTTGTTGTGTTCACAAACTGGACATTGTTGGTTCTTAGTTGTCAAACAGTTGTCGATTAACCAACCGCCTGGTCCCTGAAAACCATGACCAAAGATTTTAACCCAAGGCAAACCATCGTCACCATCTACTGGTGCTGCGGGTAAGAATCGGATTGTTGCCATGCCGTTGCCTGCTTTATCGACTTCTGGTCGCCAGAATTTTTCTTTGTCGGAGGCATCGCCTGATGAAGCGTTAAGAGCTTCGATTGATTTTTTCAACTTGTCCAGATTGCCTGAACCGGTTTTCAATTTAGAGAAATCTACCATAATTTACCTTTCTAGTATAAACGGAATATAAAATTTTAAAACGGATTGTCCACATTATGCATTATATACTTTTATTTAGGCGTTGTCAAACATAAAGTTTCAACATTGCCAAGGTGGCTGGCACATTGTTATGCCAAATTGCATGTCCACCATTTCTACGCCAATCATCAATAACACTTACAGTATCATCAATAATTAGTGATTCGGAATCTGCATACTTGTACTTGAGACTTTTGCCAGGTACAAAGATGCGTTCAAAAGTAATGCCATGTGCATCAAGCCATTCTTCTTTCTGTGGTGCAATAAATTCATGTCTTTCCTGACTTGCAGTAGAAGAAAGAATCTTTGTTGGTATATCAATACCTTTTAAGAAACTAATCAACTGTTCAGCCTGAGGCATCATATCAAGTGTTGCAAATTGCCTAGTCTCAATAAAGTCATTAAAGAGTTTGCCGAACTGTTTTTTTCTTTCTGCTTGATGAGGTTCTATTTGATACAATTCTTTGTATCGTTTCTCAAAGTCAGCAATCACACCATCCATGTCCAAGTAAATGGTCTTAATAAATTGTTTATGCATAATCTTTGATACTTTCTTTCAAAATACTTACAAATTTATTTTTATCGTAATTGATGAATGGTTGATAACTCAAACATTTCTTTTCATATTCTGGCCAGACAATCGTATCTGATATCTTTTTTGACCACATTGGAAAGAAATTCATAATATCATTCAGTATAACCATCGTTTCAATATTGATAGTGCCTTGCATCACTTCTCTCAACAACAATGGGTATTGTCCATTTTCAACCATCAACATTTCATTTGGTGATTGTGTTGCGTTAAGTAGTCCTATTATATCTTGTTCGAACTGATATGTCAAGCTCTGGTTTCTTTTTTGCCAGTTTTTGTAGTTTTCTTCACCTTCTGCATTGGCAATATCGCCAATCCAGTTTACAGATTTAACCAGAAAATTGGCAACATAGAAATCCCGTAACTCATCTAGTTTGTAATTGCGGGATAACCTGTAGAAGGTATACTTATCTTTTCGCTGGGCAAAGTTGTCTCTTGAAACATTGGTTTTACCGCCATACTTAAAATAATCATAACTATCAGAGGTAAAATGTAATTTGACTGCATTGAATAAAGCATAGGCTGAAAAGCCAGACCCTTCCTCAAAAGTGAAACTCATAGGTTTATAATATCTTTATTTAATATAAGATTTTCCGGCCAATTTTCTACCAAATGAAATTGTGGACATCTATTGTAACCATCATCTGTGCGATTACCTTTCATTTGTAACCACATTATTGCTTTATTGTTTGGTGTAATACACCTTAGAATTGTTCCACTTGGCATAGTTATCCAAACACAATGTTCTTCAATATATTTAATCAATTTAGGTATACTAACTATTTGAACATTTTTCTGGCGCTTGTTTACCCAAACCAAGTATTCTGATTTTTCATCACCACTTAAACTTTCCAATAGTAAACTGGAAATGTTTTTATTGTTTTCATTGAACCAAGTTTCAACATTTTTCCAATTTGGAATATTCTCACTACATAGTCGGGCATGGTCATATTCATATTCTGTTAATTGTATATCTTTTGACCAACTTTTAAATTCTTCAAAATCATTTGTACCAAACCAAAGAGTTAATTTAGAAACAACACCTTTAGGCATACTCAAATCTTCTGCAAGTTTTTTCAATGTCGTTAAATGTACCTGTGTATTTTTACCTGAGGCATTTTTTACAGATATGTTGACTCTTTTTTTATTTTTTAACCCGATAATATCTGACTTAGTTCTAGTTGAACCATCTGTAGTTATTTCATCGAATTTAAAAAATTCAACTAGGTGTTTATGGAGAATGTTGTTTTTCTCCATATCATGTCCTTCATAATATTCTTTACTTGGCATAAGATACTCAAATCTTTTTAATAAAAATTATCTTTTTATTTTCACCTGTAGGTTTAACAAAAAGTTCTTTCAATTCGGTGCTGTTGTTCCATTTCATGGAAGAAGATTTATGTTTTGGTAAACCGGCAGTTTCACCTATTTGACTCCAATTATCCGCTAGATAAACTGCTCCATTTTTACCTGCACCAACAAAGGTAATGATGTGTGTTAAATCATCACCATATCTTCTTTTCCAAGCATCAGCTGACTTTAACCTCAACTGTTTGAGTGTTTGTGTTCCAGCATTCTTAATAGATTTACTGAAACAGAACCGCCAATTATTGGCAATTGAATTGAATTTATTTTTGTATTCTTCCTTAGATAGACCAAGATATCTCAATATATCTTTTGGTGGTGGGTAGACCGATGAACCAATGCCTATCATACCAATACATTCAGGAAATAAAGATGAACCATCATCGTGGTAAATTAACCAATCAATCCTGCGACCAACAGATGAATTTGTTGGTACATAAGAATGATTGTTTTCAATAATATTCTTCACCAACAATTTTTGTTCTGGTGTTATTACTTCAACTAATTCAATCATAGTGGTAGTTTAGCACTCTTTTTCATCATGTTCAAGTTTTCGGCTTCTTCTCTAATCTTGGCCTTTAATGCAGGAGATATTAGAGTAGAAGCCACATCAATTTCCATACCAGTTGTTTCACAGTAGTGAACGATTGTGTCCATAATATTTACATCATTACCAGTTGTAAACTTCTTTTCAATCATTTCACTGAATTCACTAATCTCATTCTTTGTTGGCATTTCAAGTTCTCGTATAAAATAAATGGTTACCTATCTTTGCAACATACTTTAACTTCCACGCCGGATTTACCGATGTGTTGTGATAGTACATTGACTTTGTTTTGTAGATTGTATCATGTAGGCGTTTTTCTGTCAAGGCCTTTTTTGCAACAATTAGGCATTCTTCCCATGCATATTTGTTTCTAACAGGACTAACATTTTCACCAACCCAACTGAATTGGTATGTGCTGCCTGTTTTTTGGTAAACAACATCGCAAACATTAGATGGGAATTTATTACTATTTACACGGTTCATTGTAACCTGTGCTACAGCGAGTTTGCCTTCAAAGGATTCACTTGCGGCTTCATAGTAGATATTTTTTGCCATGCATAGTACTTGTTTTCCTATGTCTTGTGATATGGCAGATTCAAACGAAAATGTTTGTTGTTGTGATGTTAAAGGTAAAAAAACTAAAGTTGAAAGTATTATTGATGACAATAACTTGTTCATCTGTTCTCCTTGTGTGTGTTAAAGGGGGTGAACCCCCTTAACCCTCAGGTAGTTTTTCTGGTGACCTTGACTTCAGGTGCTGTAGAAATATTAGACACGAATCCATTCAAGGTTTGTGCCTTGTTGATAATGTCTTGTTCTGAGGGGATTGTTGGCAGTGGTGGATGTTCAGGTGGTGTTTCACCTTTGGCCTTTGCCGTATCGCATTTGATGTTCCAGTCTTGTGATAGACGGTCTCGTTCTGCGTTATAAGAATCATATAACATGTCTCTAGCCATTTTTAATAGTTCAAGACGAATTTCAAAAGGTGTCATGTTTGACATAGTTTTCTCCTGTGTAATGTGTAAGTGTAGCGGTGGTTTTTTGAATGGGTTCCACCGAACCCATATACTTATTTAGTCGATTAGAAACTACGAGTATATTGTAGACGCCATGCATCTTTTTCTTCGTCACCGTATGAACGACTCCAACGAACTGCAACTTTGTCTTGTTTGGTCAAATCGTAACCAACTGCTGCGTGAACACGGGTTGTTTGATATTCATTTGCAGTATCAAATGCGTTGCGGTAACGACCACCAACATCACCAGTAAAACCAGCAACCAATGGGAACTTAACACCAGCATCAACTGCATAGTGGCTGAAG